TTAATAAATATTGGAATAAAAAATATAATGAACTTCAAAGTAATGCAGAGTTTGCAGATGACATTGAATTTGATGTTTCATCTTTGAAAACAGTAAAAGACTTATCTAAATTCTTAGATAATGTGAATACTGATACTATTCAAGGTTCTGTAGCAAGTATCGTAAGTCAATTATCTAGATATCTTACTGCACTAAACCCAGATAGTAAGATTTTTACAAACCTAGACGACCTTGTTGAAGAAGCTAAGAAAGTTTATAACGTAGACATGCGTACTACTAAAGGCAAAAACTTTATTTACAGTATTAGTAAAGATACTAAAGGTAAGTATGTAGAAGGTGTAGGTATTTACATTAACCCTACTCAAGGCGTTGTAACAATGGTTCATGAATTATTACACTCTATGACTAGAAATAAATTCTCTAATTATTATTCTAACCAACGTCATAGACTGTCTTTTGGTGAAAGACAAGCTATTAAAACTATTGAAATGAATGCTCGTAAATTCACTAATAGAATGCTTTTAGACCCAGAAGTATTACAAGGTGTAGAAGACCTTCGTAAAGCTGCTATTGAGAAAGGTTATGGTAAAGACAATGAACTTATTGGTGCAACCATAGATGATGTTTATGCTAAACATCCTTCTGCTAAAGCATCTGCAATTAACTTCCAATATGCATTTGAAGTACTTCCTTCTATTGAAGGTATGTCTGAAGCAACAGTATTGAAGTTCCAAAGTTATGCGATGCAAGAGTTTGTATCTTATGGTTTATCTGAAGCTGATATGTTACGTGAACTAAAATTTGGTTCAGGTGATTCAATAAGAAGTACTTTATCAGGTAAAAGTGCTCTTTCTAGACGTGTAAGTGGTGTATTAGAAGCTCACTATGATGCGTTGAAAAAAGAGATGGCTAATGTTATGGGAATAAATAAAGAGAATGATGCAACTCAATCTGCATTGTTTAATATCCTTACTTCTTTAAACATGTTAGCTGATGCTGCAACTTATCCGGATAAATATGACTTAGAAACTCTAGCTACAGGTACATCAAGTAGACGATTTACTTTAAATAGAGAAGAAGCTTTAAATCGTACAGAATTTTTAGTAGATTCTAATGCTACTGCATTACCTGAAGTTATGAATAGAGTATCTTTATTCGGTAACTCTACTGAACATAAAGACCACTTGAATGAATTAACTTCTGATTTAATGAATACAATTCAAGCAGATACTGCAATCCCTGAAGAGCTTGAAGTAGTATTACATAATCCAATGGATGCAGAAGCACAAGATTTAGTCTCTAATTTAAGAACATCTGGTATCAGAATGACCCAAGATGAAGAGAATGCATTTATATTAGCTTATGCAGCGAATAGAGTTGCATTTGCCGGAAATAAAACATTAGAACAAGCTGGTTATAAATGGTTAGAAGATTTATCTGCTATCCTTGAACCAAGTGTATTAGGTCTATCAAAAGATACCTTCAATAAAGTAATTAACCCTATGAGAAGTTCACCTAATAAGCTTTCTTATATGCTGGCTCTTGTTGCTACAAATGAAGATATTAGAAATAAATTAACTAATTTCTATAAAGCTAAACCAACTACATTGAAGAATAAAGTTAAACAATCTTTAGCATATACTTCTGTATACAGTAAGCAGCTTGCTACAAGTGATTTTGCTAAAGGTGCAGATATTTTAATAGATTCTGTAAAAGCATTTGAGATGAAAGATTTCCGTTCTATAGCACAAGCAAAAGCACAACTTGATGCAATACAAGAACGTGAAGAGAAACTAAATCAAGTAGCTCGTATGCTTGGAGATTTAACTGATTCTAAACATGTGGAAACTTTAGTTAAAGCTATGCAAACTGGTCAAGGTGTTCATAAAGATGATATGGACTCTATGTTTACTGAAGCTATGAATGAGTGGATTAACACTTATGAAAAAGGTAAAGGACGTAGGACATGGATTGGTACACTTGTACGTTTAGTTGTTGGTTCAACTTCTAAAACATACCAATGGTATAAAGCGAAGAACCAAAACTCTACTCTCTTAGAAAGTGTTCGTGAAAAAGCAGCAAGTACAATTCCTGCAGGTATTGAAGCTAAATTTGAACACTTATCTAAAGACGATAAGAGAGCGATTGACGCTATCTTATTACCTACTAATTTCCATAAGATTAAAAACTTTAGTGGTGTGCAAGATAAAGAAGTATTAGATATCTTAACAAACGATTCAAAAGCTAAATTTGAAAAAGCTAAAGTATCTGGTTATATCAGAGGTGAGTTAGTAAGTCGTTTTGGTGATAAACAAGGTGAACGCTTATACAACATTGCAATGTGGCAGATTAAAGGTCTTGGTTCATTAATGGTAACTAAGAAAGCTAAAACTTCTAACATTAAAGAAAGCCATTATATTATGCCTAATACTCGTGCGATTAGTAATTTAATCGGTGTATCTGATGAACGCTTCCAAGAAGCAGTAGATACGCTTGCAAGTATTTATGCATTAGATTATGTAGATGCTAAACATAAAGCTCAAATGGCTAAGCTTATGACTGAACAACCAGAAGCAGTCAATGAAATGTTAGACTCTGTAGAAACTATGTATGCTAAATCTATGGAGAAAGCACCAAATAGCCTTGTTGGTGAAGATGGTTTTGTAATGAACCATAAAGACCCAATGAGTAATGTAAAAGTTGTTAGCCCTAGTGATACAGAAACGCTCTCAGATTTGCGTAGACGTGGTTATTTAGAAAAAGCTAAGTTACCTACTGGACACTTAGTAATGCATACGAATATGGACGATTCTGTGCGTTTTACGACAGGTATGTTTAACTTAACTGAATCTACAATAATGGGTACTAACTTATCTAGTATGATGGCTCTTAATTCTAAAGCTTTAAGAGAAAATAAAGGTAAACAAACTATCCCAGCAAAAATCATGATGGCTGCTGGATTAAATGAGAACTACTATGACAATTTGGAACAAGATACTTCTCGCAGAATTCTTATTGACCATGATGGGAATATTATTGATACAGCTATTGACCTACCTAGAGATTTAGAAAATCAACTTATTCCATCTACTGAAAATGGTATTGATGCGATTGGTAACTACTTTGGTCGTGTAATTGAAGAAGATACTAACATCTCTTCTAACAAATATGCTGTAGATTTATTAAGACAACACTACGCTAAAAGTGTAAGTGATAGAAAATACTACATTTCGTTTGATGGTAATTACAAACCAAAAAGTTCAGACATGAAATCTGTAAAAATGGCTGAAGAAATCAATGATATTTATAAAGCTCTTCCTGCGAAGACTAAACAATACATTGAAAGTACTGGTGGTGTAATGATTGATATGAGAGAAATTGAAAATATTCTTGGATATCATCAAGCAAGCCTTTCAGATTTCTGGAATGATAAGAGTAGACTTCCTGAACCAGTACAAAAAGTAGTACGTGGTGTATTTGAAGTGATGGCAGGAACTGTAGGATATAACCCTGTTAAACTAGCTGTAGGTTTAGAAAAAGGTGCAAATGAACTAGCTTCATTCACTAAAGACATTATTCTAAACAGAAGCTTATTTATTCCAATGAGTAACTTGGTTTCTAACGTACTTCATTTATGGACTGCTGGTGTACCTGCTAAACATATTGTTCCTGATACAAAAGAAGGTTTACAGTTAGCTAAAGATTATCAAGCTACTTCAGGTAAAGTTGCTCAAATTGAGTTCTTATTGTTGAACCATAAACTTCAACCAAATGAGAGAGTTAAACTAACTAATGAACTTCAAGTTCTAAAAGAGAAATTAGCTAAATCTCCGATTAGACCATTAGTAGAAAATGGTATCTTTAACTCAGTAACAAATATTGATATTAGTTCAGATGCTGATGTAGATTTCACGTTGTTTAAACGAGTGACTGATAAAACTGGTATTAGTAAAGCTGAGTCCGCTGTAGAAGATATGGTAGGTAAGAAATTAGTAGATGCTGCACTTATTCGTAAGGGAAGTCCTACACATAATTTCATGGTTCAATCATTAGACTATGGTGACTTCGTTGCTAAATATGCTTTATATAAACATTTAACACAGCGTAAAGGTGTACCGAGTACAAGTGCTATGGAAGTAATTCGTGATGAGTTTGTAAACTATACGATGAATAGAGGTAGAGAATTTGACTGGACTAATAAAGTAGGATTGACTTGGTTCTTAGCTTATAAATTAGCTATTCAGAAAGTTATCTTCAGAAATCTTCGTAGAAACTTCTTGAGAACCATGACAACTTATGGATTAGGAAAAGCTATTCCGGATAGTGATTTGTTAGATAAGACAGTAATTGAACAGAACTTATTATTTGATAGTTCACTAGATTACCAATTATCTCCAAGTAACCTAATAAATGGTTGGGAACAATATATCTGGCATAACTTACTATAATAATAAAAATACCCCTGAGAAATCAGGGGTATTTAGTTTAAGAAATGAAAAATAAGAGTGAAGGTTTTACCCTTCTTAAACCAGTCACCACACAAAATAAAAGAATAAACGTTATTTTCCACACACTATATCTTGTGTTTTACCTATGACTGGTTTAACGAAAGGTACTGGTTTTTATACAGAACCAGTAAACTGTATGTATCTGGCAGGAGCAAAGTGAAAGAATACCAGATACATTCTCTTTTTAGTAGCTCGAGCCTACATGGTAGAGTACACCGAATCTTTTAATGATATAGTGACAGTATACCATTAAAAAGAATAAAAAGGACATACTAACGTGGCTATGTTAAACAGTATTAATATGTCAAACCAAAGGAAATTCCTTTTTAGAGATACCTCAAATCTGTCTGACCAGATAAAGGAAACACTCTATGAACAAAGTAAAAAGGCGAGTGGAGGTATCTCTAAAAAAGCCCCTATTTCTAAGGGCTTTGGTTACCATCAAAAAACAACATTGTGATGACATAAGCCATCCTGATATATACCCTAAATACATATTAGGATGGCACCCCGTGTAGGACTCGAACCTACATCAAATGCCAGTTTAGAAGACTGGTGCCTTTCCTTTAGACTAACGGGGTAATATTATCTAATTCTTCTTGAAATACTTTATTAGCAGATAATTGACGAATATCTTGCATTACTTGAAAAGTTAATAGAAATTCTGGACTAACATTTAAAGCTTTACCTAGCTTCATTGCCATACTTGTAGTTAAAGATGCTTTACCATTTAAAAGAGCACTTAAGGTATTTCTATGAACGTTTAAAGTTTTAGCTAAATCTCCTAAAGTTAAATTTAAAGGGATAAGGTAATCCTCAAGTATAAGTTTACCAATGTTAGAGTTGTAATTTTGTAAACGAGAATGTTCCATATAATTTCCTTAATAAGAAAGAGTAACACGATAAATGGAAGATAACTTCCCTCTCATTTCACTCAGATTAATTTAATGTGTTACTCTTTAGGGTAGACACTAAGATACCTGCGAGGTATTTGAATAGAGTCATGAGGATATAGTATCTCAATGCCTACCATAAAGAGTGCTAGTTTTAACCAGACTAGCAACTGGACTTTCAACAACAACTTAACTTTCGTTAATTTTTCATTATGGAATGAAACATTTTGTCTTTCGACATGTGTATTATAAAACACTTTATGAAAGGGTCAATAATCCTTTTAAAAATATTCTATAATGAAGTTAGAAAGCCCCCGTTAGGGGGCTATGTTATTTTTCAGATAAGTATGCAAGTAACAATACAGCAATAATACTACCAATCGTTACACCGAATACGCCTACTAATGGAGCACATACAAAAAGTACAAACCCCATAACAGCAATTAGGGTTATTACTTTCTTACACATTATTTAGCTTTTGGGAATAGTTTACGGGTAGGTAAACCAGTATGGTTTACATTTGCAATATTAGTAGGTTTTACACCTAGTGCTGCACCAAAAATATTCTTAGCTTCTTCTTTGTTAGCTTCTGCTGCTACTTCATTTTCTGCTTGAATAGCTTCTGCATGTTCTACTTCTGGTTCAGGAATAGGTTCTTCTTCTACAACATCTGTAGTGTCTGTTGTATCAGAATATGTACCTGATGCCATAGCTTGAATAGCACGGTCAGTATTTTCAAGCATATCTACATAAAGTGAATGTGTAGAAGCTCTTTGTTGTAAGCTTTCAGACATGTTATCTACTAAATCTAACAATTTATCGTAGTTTTTGAAGTTTGCATTGTCTGTAAGTAATTCTAAGAACAGAGTCCAATCTTCAAGGTCTTTACCTTCAAGCTCAGCATGTTTTACTTTTGGTTCTTCTTGTACTTCTTCACGCCAAGAAGTATTTGTAGGTTTGACGTTAGAGCTTTCTGTCTTCACTTCTCGTAAGTCAGATACGCCTACTACATCAAAATCCACAATAGCAGATAAACCATCTTTACTACGCATACCTTGTAGGTCAAAGCCTTTTACTTTTACAGGATGACCTGTTACAAAGCTACTGATAAATGTTTCAATAGCCTGTTCAATTTCATGTTCTTTAAGTTCTAGTTTCATAATATTTCTGCATCTCCATAATAGCTACTTTAGCTTTATTAACGTTTATAACTAATTTTCTATAATTAGGAGTTTGAGCTTTATAACCTTTTACACCTTCTATATCAACTGAATCGAAGTAATCATCATTACAGTTCATTAATGCTAATAATGCTGTGGATTTTACTGTATCAAATTGACTTATAAACTCATGTACATGAGAAAGAAGAGGTAAAACTATAGGATAAGATTCGTTTGAATCTAATTTTTTAGTTACCCATTCAGAAAAAATATTTAAGCAGTGTAAAGCTTTTTCTAAATCATCCGGATTTTTATCAGGATATCTGCTGACATATTTCATTGCATACGTTAAAGCAGCATTGAACTGATGGTCCATAAAAAATTCAATAGGCTGGTATCCATACTTTTTGTAATGATTGCCGCCTATTTGCGTCTCTAAAGCTGTTTTTTCCATAATTAGTATCTTTAGTTGAGTGAAAAGTAAAACCCCCTAGAATCGCTTCTAAGGGGCTTATTTATGATAGAGTAATTTCTACTCTAGGATTATCCTTATCTATACCGCCATATCTGTAATTCACTTCTTGTATGTAGTCATAGTTATCATCAGGTAATTTACCTAATTCTACTAATGCATCGCAGAAGTATTTATCTACGATACTACATACATTGGAAATATCAGTTTTTCTTTTTGAACCAAAGAATACAGTATAAGTAATACTTACTTTATTGAACGTAGGTAATTGCTCAATCTGTTCCTTCATAATAGCTTTATATGAAGTTTTACTGTTGTTCAGTTTAAAGAAATGAGCATTTCTATACTGGTTCAAATTCAGTATCATTTCTTTGGTTCTAAGGGGCGATATTAAGGTGTACATCAACCGATACCTAATTTACGGGTAGTACCTGCTTTAGCAGATGCACCTTTGACTTCTTTAAATTTGTCATCAGTTTTGTCTTTCCATTTCGCTAACCATTTTTCAGCGAATTCAAATGGAATTTCATTTGCTGCTTCATCGAACGTGTAAGCTTCACCTGCATCTGAGATACCGAATACTTTGTCGATATCGTTAGCGAAACGTTCTTCATTTACTGGTTCATATTCACCAGTAGAAGGTGATTTTTCACGTTTGTTTTCACGAATGTGTTTAATAGCAAGAGCTACTGTTTGACCGAATAATTCAGTTGCAGCATTCACTTCAGTAGGTACTTCTTTCTTAGCATCGTAATCGTAAAGCTGTAATGTACGTGGTTCGAACGCTACTTCTTGTAAGCCTTTACCAGTTACAAGTGCACATAAATGATTAGCTTGGTTAAAGCCAGCTAAGTTGTGTGGATTACCATCTTTGTCTAAGTAGAAGGTATTACCTTTTTTATCTGATACCCAGAATGTAGTGGTATATGGGTATGGGTCTTTACCATCTTGAATGATGTTAAATTTAACTACTAAACCCATTGCACCGCCTTTTGAAGTAGTTGCATAAGCATGAGCTACTTCAGCTTGATAAATACCTGATGGTAATGGTTGATAACCTCCGCCGATACGGTCGGTTTTTTCTTGCATTGCTGTTTCATTTGTTTTTAAATTTCCAAACATGTTTTTTCCTTAATAATTAACAGAGTTAAAAGTTAGATTGTTCATTAATAAGTTTATCAAAATGGTTCATTACCAGTTGGATATCGTTATCAATGAAAGTTTGGTTCAAATCCCATGTACCGAAATCTGAACGGATACGACCTAAAGCAAAGTCATCAGTTTGTTGTGTAACGAATGCATATTTTGCTTTACGTTCATTTGGACTAATGGTGAATTGTTCAGGATTCACAAATACACCTTCTTCCAAAAGTTTTTGAGCCTGAGCTGTAGGGATTTTAGTGGTATAAATTACATGGTTAAACCACGCTTCAAATCCATGTTTAGACTCAGAGCCTTGAAGTGGTACTCGATACTGTTTCATACCTGTATTAGGTCCAGACATAACAGGTTCTTCTTCATTGTGAGCTAGAATAATCCATTTCTTAGAAGAGTTACCTACTGTCTGTTGCATGAAACGTTGTACGAATTTTGCATAATCCCCCCATCCGACTTGTGTATTAGACATGTTATCAATAACTTCTGATACAAACATCTTCATCAAGAAGTTAAATCCATCGAGTACACAATACTCGATGTTTGGCATCTCTTCTACTGCAGCAAAGAATTCTACTGCTTGGTCAGGATGAGTAATAGCTTCAGTTGTAGTAGTAAAACGTTTAGCCCAGATAGGAGTTTTACCAGCTTCACAACAAATATAAGCTACAGATTTAGGATTAGGATGGTTTAAAGCAAGATTGCGTAAACTGGTAGTTTTACCGGTTGCTGTTAAACCAGCGATAAGAATGTGATATGCAGACATTATTTTTCCTTATATCTATTTACGATGGAAGTGTAAACCGTAGATTGAAGTTCTGCTTCGTCTAACGGGTTGTCTATTTTACCATTTAATTGATACAACTTCTCTAGAATTTCATCTGATGTAAATCCATTGTCTAATAGCATAAAGCCATATTTAGCAAAGGTATTATTACGAGAACCATCTTGCATTCTAGAAGCAAACCATCTCTCTAGAGCAGTTAAGTTTTGCAGAGATACCTGAGCTTTACGGTATTCTGATTCTCGACTGGTTCTAGGGATAAATGGCAATACATCAAACAACTGACCAGAGTTTTTATAAATGGTAGTATTGTAAGTACACGCCCATTTACGACTACGCTGGAATGTACCTTCATCTAATTCAAATGGACACCATTGAGCAACGTTTTCCATGAATTGATGGAATTCTTCTTTATCTAGTTTGAGTACATAGTTAGTTGGTAAAATAATACGGAATCTATCTTTGATTTCACCATGTTCATCAGCAATTTGATGACGTTTGGTAGTATGAATAATATATTCATAATCACTTAATAGGTTCTGTACTGCTTGTAGGCTAATACCTCCATCTACATCAAGAACTACGCAGTTGAAACCTTCTTCCATGTCTTTTTCAGAACGATGACCATTTTTAGTGTGATGGTTTGTCCAGTTATAATCACCTTCAGGAAGTAAGGTATCGAAGTCTTTACTCCAATCAATTTCTACGTTTTCATATCCTTCTGCATAATCATTTGAATAAGCACAAATGATTTTGTTTAAGTCAGTCTCTTTAAGGCTTTCACCGGTAAAGAGTTCTACACCATCTCTGAATGTTTTCTTGATAAGGATATTGTTCTTATATCCATAAGCAATAGCCATGTTCATGAGCTCATTCTTAGCTGAAACAGAACCTTTATAGAATGGTAAATTAGTGGCTAAATCTACTTGAGTAACCTCTTTATCATCTAATGAACCAATAAACTTAGCAAGACGTTCATAAGGCTTTTCACGTTCTAGCATTTGACGTAAAGATTCACCACTGTCTTCTGCAAAGCGGATAGCTTGATGTAAATCATCAATAGACATATCAAGACTTCCACGAAGGAAAGTATATGCTGCCGCTAGTTTAAGAGCTTTAAAATAACGGTGAGCTAATTCAGCTCTATATACATCTTTGTGTTCAGGAATTTCTTTTGCACGATTTTCACAATCAATACGGTAACGTAATAATTCGATTGCTACTGGTTCAGGAACAGAAATAACTGAACCAATTAAACCTGCTTGGCATAAACGAAGAAGTTGTCCTGAAATCTTTTTGATTTCTGCATCTTGGTTTACTGCTGTTAAGCGTTGGTATAACTCTTCAGGTGTAAATTCAGTAATCGTACTAGATTTAGTAGATGATGCAAAGAAACTACGTCTAGCATAACCTGCCTCTAATAGTTCAAAGAATTTCTCTTCGACTGCACCGCCATCTAATAGTTTGGATGGTGTACCAAACATTAATAAGTTTGTTGGTGTTTTTCCTACAAGCTCTTGATATCGAGCAGAAGTCTCCGTATTTTTAGTCAGCTTATCTTTAATTAAGCCTTTATCATAGAGTTCTAAGAATGCAATTAATGGCTCATAGTTTTTATCTAAGTTAAAACCAA